GCAACCGCTTTCTCTAATCTTTGTTGTTGTAAATCTAATCTAATTTCTTCATCAGAGAATCCTAAGATATGTTTTTTAGCCCAAGAAACTGATACAGGTGCAATACCTTCAATTTTAGCAACCGCATCTTTGTATAGTATTATTTTTTCTTTCCATACATCAATTTTTAACAAATCAGCTTGAGTTGATGGGTTAGATAAACTTAAAGTAAAATTAGATAACTCATCTTCAAATCCTAATAAAAATAAATGTATGATTGCAACTTTATTAAGTTCCGCCAACATACTTTTTTGAATTCTATTAATTGTACGAGCAAAACGAATATCTTGTAATGATAAATTTTTACCATCTCCAACAACTTCTTCAAACCCTAAAAATGCTTTAGGTACACGAAGAGCGGTTAATAATTTCTTTTGAATATATTCGATATCGGCAATCTCAGAAAGGTTTTGAGCTCCTGCTAATGTGGTTATTGGGTCAGGTGCTGCGGTATCACGAACAGGTACGAAATAATCTTGGTCTACCGCCATTTGATTAAATCTCATATCAACATTACCTGTTTTATGGTCAACAACTTGGTCTCTTTTAAACTTATTTGCAACACGTTGTACATAAGCTTCAACGTCTTTATCATCCATATTACCAACAAATACCTTGAAAATTCTTCTTTCAGGAGCACGTGAGGTACGATAGATTAGCATCGCGTCTTCCGATAATAATAATTGTTTCCAAATACGTCTTGCTTTCTCCAACATTGACGTACCATAAGGAAGTTTTCTATCATCACCTAATAAACGGAAATGAGCAATTTCCCAAGTGTTAAAGGTTAGGTCTTTGTTTTTCCAATTAAAGGATAATGCTTTTTGGTCCGATTCTTCTTTGTCTAAATTAGACTTTCCTTTCATTCCTTTTTCAACCCTTTCAATCTCAATGTTTGGTAATTGCATACATCCTACAACACCTTTTTCAGGGTCAAGTTTCAAATAAACAAAGTTATCACCATACTTACAAGTGTTTCTTGTCCACATTGCAAGGTTAGTATTAATATCTAAATTATTATTAAATAAATCCGCTAATACTGACTTAATTCTTTTTGATTCTGAGTATATTTGTAAAATAAAACCATTTTGGTCGGCAGTTGTAGATTCTTCAGAGTAGATATCCAACGCGGCGGAAATCTCAGGAGTATACTCCATAGATTCATAATCATAATATGACGCTAATCTCGTAGGTTCAAAATAAACACCTTGAGTATATAAATTATTCTCAATTTTAGTCCATTGACTAGTCAAATACATTGTTTGTTGAGCCTGTAATTTGGCTTTCTCAAACTCTTGTTGATTAGTTGTCTTTAGAAGTTCTTTCTTATCATACTTATAAACAGGGTAGTCTTGTCCTAATAATGAATTAGGACCAAAGGTTTGAGACAACCTCTGCCATACCGTTAAATTATTATTTTGCTCACTCATATTATAAATCTAATCGTTTCAAAAAATATATAAACATTATCTTGGAGAACCTCCGAATAACCATAAATATTTTTGATAATCGTTTTTTGTTGGGTCTTGGTTTATTTGTTGATGAATTGGTACACCTGCCGGCATAACGGGATTAAATGCGATTGATTCCGAAACCTCATTATTACTATTAACTGTCCAAGAATTTAACATCGCTTTTGTTTGTTCAGATACTTTTGTCAACTGATTAAACGAATTTTCACCAACATAAGTCGCCATTGCAATTGCCATAATTAAGTCATCGTGATGTCCTTTTTGGTGGTCAGGTCTTCCGTTTATATAAATAAACGTATTCATCTCATTAAACAATCTATTACTATAAATTTTAAATCCGTGTCTCATCGATTCTTCAAATGAAGAAATGATTTGAACACGTTTGTTGTTAAAGTTAAGTCCTGGAATCTTGTCTAACGATTTTGGGTCGTATTTCCATTTATTACCCATCTCAACACCGTCAATATACAAGTTCTTATAATTCATTTCTTGTAATTTTCTTGCAGTTGAGACACCCATACCTCCAGTAATATCGATTACAATGAACGCACTATACATCATAGCCCATTTATACGCAATTTCGGCAGCAACATCTGGTGGGATTTTTCCAATATATTCTAACACTTGTTCTCTTTCGTCAAAATCAATAATAATCATTGAGGTGAAATCCTCAGAATCTCCTCTTGATACATCGACACCCATAATATATTTATGTCCTTGAATCGGTTCTTTCCAAATCCAAAGAGAACCACCCATCATTTTGTTGACAGGTTCCTTTAACATATTTTGTTTGATGTCTTGTAATTGTTTTGAATCAAATACGTTATCTCCTGAACCTAAAAAGTTACATTCTAACTCCTGAGATACTTTACGTTTGTCGTATTTAAGTTTTTTAACCATACTTTCAAACCATGCTGAAGTAGGTTTATAACCATCAGAAATCTTTTGTTTAATTTCGTTAAAATCTCGTTCCCTTGGGGTACTAGTCGAATAATCAATAATATCTAAGTCTTTATAATCTTCACGATTTAAATAATAATGAATTAAATCCTCAACCTTAATTAACTGTAAATCTCTTGTATATCTTGGGTCTTTAAACCAAAACATTTCAGATATTTTGAAATCATTCATACCTCTTAAAGCTTGGTCGTAGATTTCATAATAAATTGGGTCATATCCATTTGGAGTTGATACCACAATTACTTTACCTCCTGTAGATAGGGACGCCATACACGCAGACCAAAAATCTCCATCCGCCTCGATAAATGCCGCCTCATCAAATATAAGAATCGTGGGAGTATAACCCCTCAACGCATCTCGTGATGTCGCAACGGCTTTAACTTCACATCCGTTATTTAATTTGTAATGTCTTTGCGAATTTTTTTCAGATGAAAATCCAATACCAGTCCAACTAGGCCATTGTTCTGTAAATCCTCTAATTTTATTAGCCATCTCCATAGAAGTATCTAATTTGTTGGCAATAATAAGGATTTTTTCGGGTTTGGTTTTTTTAGCAAATGCTAATTTTTTTGATGCCCACGCGGCAGTAACTGTAGATACACCCGCCTGTCTATACTTTAAAGCGATGTTCTCGTTATAATTTTCGTAATCTTCTAATAAGGATATTTGGTCCGGAAATAGTTCCAAAGGAACGTATTGGGAAACTGTATTATCGTAAGTTTGTAAGTAAGTTCTAAGTGCATAAGGAGTATTCTTTACGCACTTAGCATACTCTAACATTAATTGTTCTTTTGTAAATGACATATATTATTTAGGTCTTGATATACCCAATCCACTTAATAAATCGTCTAAACCGTCATCATCGTCGTCATCGTCACCACCATAATCATCACTACCATAGTCATAATCACCATCGTCGTCGTCATCATCATAACTTCCTAATGAATCATCTAAATCACGTTTTTTCAAATCACTAACAATATCATTAACCATATCTTTTAAGAATTTTTCACCTTTAGGGTCTCCTGATAATATTTGTTTCGCAACTTCAAAAAACTTCTTTGTGTCTAACGCTGAGAATCTTGCGAATAAGTAGTGTTGGATGTGTTTTTTATCGTCTTCAAATATTTCTGACGGGTATGCTTGTAAGAATTTTTCCCAAATAACAGGACCTAATCTTAAGTCCCAAATTTCATTTGGTAATGTATCAGTACTTCCCATAATCATTTCTTGTGATTTAGGGTCGTCAGGTAATCCTTGGGTACCGAAAACTTCCATTACTCCTTTAACAAGTTCGTGTATTAAAACTGGGAAAAATAATCCTCTTACTTTAATTGTTGGTGGGTCAGTGGTGTCATCTATCTCTTCTTTACCAGCCATTGCTGATGGATTACCCGCCATCATTTGTACTGCTTCGTCAGGCATCATCCAATAAATTAAATCATTTATTGACATTAAAACACCATATAAATTTAATAATTGAGGGTCAATTCTATTTAATTCATTACGAACTAATTCAAACATATAATGTCCTTTTTTAGAAGAACCTTGAATTAAAGCATTGATAAACCTACGTTTAGACTTCTCTAAATCAAATTTCTCCATTGCAGACATAAAATCTTCTAAGTCTTCTTCAGCTTCTTGTCCAAACTGTGCCTCAACTTCTTCCTCTTCAGGTTCTTCACCTTGTTGTTGGAATCTATCTTGGTTAATTCCTCCCATTCCAACTAATTTGGCATCAAACTGAAAAGCTCCTTCAGGGATTCCCATTTCTTTAATAACTAAATCAACTGCTAAATTTTCAAGATATTCTTTATTTTGAGATTCAATCTGCATAACTTTTTGAACTGCACCCATTAAAGCTCTTTGTAATTGTGAAAAAGCATTTTGTCCTGATATGTCTTCCATACCAGTATAATGTTTAACTTTTTGTACAACATCTTTAAATCTTTTAGATGCTACCAACTCTTCAAAGTTATCGGGAACACCATTCTTATCAACATCTGGAAACGCAGGGTTTTTAGATAATGTTGTTTTTTGTGATTTAAGTTTGTTCTCTAAATCAGGGTTCATTCTTTCACGTCCCTGTCCGTAATCTATAGCCTCTTTAGTATCTCTTTTAATCTTTGCCATTATTATTTTTTTAATTTAATTCCTATTGATTCAAATGACATCCAACTCGGCATAGATTTCTTAGCCTTTGGTCTTGGGGATGTTTTTGGTTGGTAAGGGTTTCCTGTATCTGGTTTTGTACCCGGTTTTGTAGTCGGTTTTGTAGTCGGTTTTGTAGGTGCCGGTGCGGTTGTAGTATCTTCTCTAGTTTCCATTCTAGCTTTTGGTCTTGGGGATGTTTTTGGTTGGTAAGGGTTTCCTGTATCTGGTTTTGTACCCGGTTTTGTTGTTGGTTTTGTTGTTGGTTTTGTAGGTGCCGGTGCAGTATCTTCAGTAACGTCAATTGACCCTAAAGTTGCGATAGGTTTTTGTATACTTCTTTTACCGATTAAATTCATTAAATCTCCTTTCTTCATTTTTGGTTGAATATGTTTTTCCACCAAAGATAAAATTTTATTTTCAAGAATCAAAGCAAATTCGTTATTTCTACTTTCGTTCATAGATTGTTTAATCGCTTTAACACATCTTTCATATTTGTTATTTTGTTTTGCATTCCACAAATGTCTTTCCGTAGTACCATATTCATTACCTAATTGAGATGTACAAATCGCAAATGGATTAATTTTTTTAGATTTTTTCTTTTTAGCCTCGGACATTTCACCTTCATTAGTCACGTCCATACTACCATCAGGGTTCATTTTAACCGCTCTACCACCAGGGATTGATTTACCCTTACTCTTAGCGTCTTGGACTTCACTAGCACTGTATTTCGTAATACTAGTCTCAACTTTTTGAGCTTCTTTAGTTTCGTTCTTTTTACCTTCAATAAGGTTTTTATGTAAAGAATTGATTGATGACTCACTTAAAGTCATTAATGTTTTTTGGGTTAAACCAAATTTAATTAAATCTGCG